CTTGGTAATTCTCAATATTGGTTTGATGCAGTAAAAGAGTTTCATCTAGCCAAAACAGTTGATCCTAACACTGGCTATAGAAGACCAACAGTTATGAATATGAGTTGGGGATTTAAAGTTACTTTGTCTAGTATTACAGCAATATATTTTAGAGGTTCTAATGTAGGAACTTCACCAGGAACTTCTAACGGATTAATTGGTGATAGTATTAACAGAATTAATTGTCCCATATATGGTTTTCAATCTGAAATGGATGAATTACATGAAGCAGGAGTTATCTGTACTAAGTCTGGAGGAAATCAATATCAAAAACTTGACATTGAAGGTGGAACAGATTATAATAACTATATCACTCGATCAATAACTACTGGAAACATAAGTGCTGGGAATCCAATATATTATAATAGAGGGGCAAGTAATATAACTACCGATACAATTGTTGTTGGTAATATGGACTCATACTTGTATAGTAGTAGTGAGGCATGTAATGTTTCAAGTGAGAAAGGACCAAGAGTAGATGTGTGGGCAGCTGGAACTGATATAGTAAGTGGTGGTAACAGTTCTGATACAACATATCTCAACTATGATGGAACAAGTATGTCAGCTCCTCAAGTAGCAGGAATATGTGCTCTTCTTGTTCAAATGAATCCAGGAATGACACCAGCTCAGGTTAGAGAGTGGATGATAAATAATGCGAAGACTGGTCAATTGTATGTTGGAGATACAAACAACACAACTTACTTTACTAACAATAGAAATTTGCAAGATGGAAACAATAGAGTTGCATATTGGCCTTATAGTGATCATAGACCAGTAACTTTAAGTAATATTACGGGAAGTAACTTTACAATTTAGTATAAATAAGTATAAACTAAGGATAGAAAATGGCTCGGCAAAATATTGGTATTGGCAGTGTAGCTGATGATGGTACAGGTGATACACTCAGAACTGCTGGCACAAAGATAAATCAGAACTTCCAAGAACTTTATGGAAGATTTGGAGATAGTACATCTATCTCTAGTAAAATTACTCTGGATTCATTTGGTGTTGTATTTGAAGGAAATTCTGTAGACTCATTTGAAACTATTCTTTCATTAGTAGAACCAACTGCAGATCGAAGTGTCTATCTACCAAACGCTAATGGTACTATCATTACTGATTCTGCAACTCAAACAATGGTTAACAAAACACTAAACGTAGCCACTTTAGGATCTCCACAGATCGCGGATGCGCAAGGACAATTGTTTAAGTTTGTTGCTGGTAATTTAGATTCAGATAGAAATGTTAATCTTCCTGTGCTAACAGATTCTGATACATTAGTATTTGAAGCTCATACACAAACACTTACCAATAAAACTTTAAACACACCAACAATAGCTACACCAAAAATTACTACATCCATTAACGATGCAGCTGGTGCAGAACTTATTAAACTTGACAATACAGCTTCTGCTGTTAATGAAATTACAGTAAAAAATAATACAACTAATAATAATCCATTAGTTTCAGCCACAGGTACTGATACAAACATTAACTTGAACTTAGCGGGAAAAGGTACTGGTGTTGTAGAAGTAGCCAAAATGGCGTATACTTCAAATGAGCAAACGGCTGGTGGAGCTGTCTCAGCAACACACTCATATATTATATTTAACAATGCTACACCATTTACTGCAACAATAGCAGATGGAACTGTAGTAGGAGAAACTAAAATTTTTACAAACAAAGGAGCCGGAGCTGTCACTGTGCAGCCTGCCAATTACGCGCAAGGATCCTTCTTTCAACTTGCCCAATATGATGGTTGCCAAGTAGTTTGGGATGGTACAAACTGGTACGTGATTGGTAACCAAGGTGAATTAACGGTAGCATAGGAATAAGATATGGTTGCAATAGTTACAGACGCATTTAAAAGACAGATTATAAATCAGATAACAGATGATGTTGACAGTACAGCTGTTTCTTATTATCTGGGTATTGGTAGATCAGAAGACTGGGATAGTACTGACACACCTCCTAATCCAACTAATACTTTGAGAGATATAAGAAACTATAAATTAAATCAACAAGCTATGAAATTAGGTGAAGATGTTTCATTTGTTATTCCACGATACAACTGGAACTCAGGTACTGTCTATTCTGCTTATGATGATGCAGTATCAGGTTATCCTTCTAATGCCTACTACGTTATGACTGATGAACTTCAAGTTTATATTTGTCTTCAACAAGGTAAGAACAATTCAGGTATATCAGTTCCATCTACTGTTCAACCTAGTGGAGTAGATCTTGAACCTCAAACAAAAGCTGATGGTTATGTTTGGAGATACTTATATTCAATAAGTGCAGGACGTGCTCAAAAATTCCAATCAGCTAACTATCAACCTGTTGAATTTATCAAACAAGATGCTACAAGTTTAACTGCGCAACAATCAGAACAAAGAAACACTCAGTATGCAGCAGTAAGAGGTGAAATTACAGGCATTGAAATTGTTAATGGTGGATCTGGATATACAAGTATTCCAACAGTTTCAGTTATTGGAAGACAAGTTACATATGATGGAGAACCTCCAAAGACAGCTACTGCTACTGCTACTATTTCAGGTGGTGCTGTAGTCAAAATAGAAATGAATGATAGTTCACATCTAGGTGTGGATGGAAAATCATATGGTAGAGGATATCAAGCTGCTAGTGTCTCAATTACTGGAGGTGGTGGTTCAGGAGCTACCGCACGAGCAGTGTTGGCACCTGAAAAAGGAATTGGTGGAGATCCAAGAGAAGATTTAAGATCTACAGCTATTATGTTCAACTCAAAGTTCTCTGGTGATGAAGGCAACACCTTTACAATAGGTAATGATTTTAGACAAGTTGCAATTATTCGTAATCCAAGATCAGGTAAAGATTCAGACTCACCTTTATTTTCTGGTACTTCAGCTAACACATTACGTACACTTAAATTAAATGCTGTAGGGACAACCTTTACTAAAGATAAAACAATCTTAGGTGCTACTTCAGGTGCTCAAGCATTTATTGATAGAACTGACTCTAATCTTATATACTTTCATCAGAATGAGACAACTGGTTTTATAAATTTTCAAGAAGGTGAAACAATTAATGAAACAGATGGTAGTGGTACAGGGACACTTGACTCTGCTGCCTTTGATCTAGACACTAGAGCATTTGATAGTGCAGAAGTTGATATTATGTCAGGTGACATTTTGTATATAGATAATAGAGCTGCAGTTACTAGAGCAAGCGATCAAAATGAAGATGTTAAGGTAATTATACAACTCTAAGAAGGCGAGATATGACAACAGCGTTTACAACAGATCTTTTCAGCACAACATACAAAGATGACTTTGCTGATAGTAATAATTTCCATAGGCTCCTCTTCAATTCAGGTCGTGCCTTGCAAGCTCGTGAGCTTACCCAATTACAAACTATTATCCAAAAGGAAATAGAAAATTTTGGTAGGAACATATTCAAGGAAGGTGCATCTGTAGTTCCTGGTGGTCAAGTTCTTAATACTAGATATGAATTCATAAAGTTAAACACAAGTACGTATTCACTTCCTACAGCTGTTAATACACTTGCACTTATGGTTGGTGATATCTTCACTGGTCAAACATCTGGCATCAAAGTAAAGATTATAGAAGTTGTACCTGCTACTGGTGCTGATCCTGCTACATTGTTTGTTTCATATACTGATACACTAGGAGGAACATCTGGTGCAGAACCTGTCCGTATGACTCCAGGTGAAACTATTATTGGTACAGCAGCTAACTCAGTTGCATTAGAAGTTCAAACTACTGACATATCTACAAACCGACCTACAGGAAAAGGTTGTAAGATATCAGTCAATGAAGGAACCTTTTTTGTACAAGGACATTTTGTATTTTGTCCAAAACAAAGCAAAATATTATCTAAGTATTCTCATACACCTACAGCAACCATAGGGTTTAAAGTTACACAAGATATTGTAACTGCAAGTGATGACCAAGCATTATATGATAATCAAGGTGCAAGTCCTAATGTTTCTGCTCCTGGAGCTGATCGTTATAGAATAAAACTTACTTTGGTAACTGAAGATGAATTATCAGCAGGTGAAGACTTTGTTTACTTTTGTAGAGTAATTGGTGGTAATGTTTTTGATGCAGTCGGTGGTATTGGTGAATATAACAAGATTGAAGAGAATATTGCAAGACGAACAAAAGAAATTCAAGGGAACTTTTTTGATAAACATTTTATAGTTCAGTATGAAGAAGACTCACAAACAACTCATTTGAATGCAGTTGTCAGTCCTGGTACTGCTTATGTTAATGGTTATCGAGCAGCCACATCTTATCCTAACCGTTTGAGAATTCCAAAAGCTCAAACAACTT